TAAGCTCATAGTTTGCTGATACTCATCACTTCTTTCTATACGATCAAGAGCATCTAAGTAATCATTCTGGGAATTAGCATTAGTATCTTGCATCGCTCCATAACCTGCAGCTTGAATTTTACGTTGAAGAATATCAGACTCACGATCTTTCTGATTCTGGTCAGCTTCAAATTCTCTAGCAATAGCTTTCTCTTTAGCTTCAGCATCAAGCTTATCTCGTTGCATCTTCTCAGCTGCTGCCATTTCTTCCTGACGCATTCTTTGAGTCTTCTCTTCAGTATCCTTAAGAACCTTATCTATCTCAGCGATAGAGTCAGCTTTAATAAGTTTTCCTAGATCATAAATAGAAGCTCCGGAAGTATTATTCGAAAGAGCTAATTGCTTAAGTTCTTCCATTACAGCTCTCTGATTAGTCTTAGTATTAGCAAATACATTAAGATCTCTAAGGAGAAGATCCGTACCATTAATCTCAAAATTCTTACGCTGCTCAGAAGTAGTAATATAACTAAGTCTTACAGAAGGTTTATTAGACTGATAGTACTGAGCTAAGTCAGTTCTCATCTGATGTACTCTAGGCATCAAGTTATCACAATGCTGGATAAAATATACCTCTGTTTGAGAATAAGAACTACCGAGGGCCATCTTCAAACCAGTGGCTGTCTGACGCTCTATCTCTTGTCCCATTCGCTGAGGAGAAACACCTATTGCTTCAAAAGCTTGTTGCTTAAAATAATTAGCTAGACTTACTCTTGACATAAGACGATTGGTCTGATCAAGATCAAGTTTTTGGAAATGTTGAAAGTTAAGAGGGTTCTCTGTATTAGAAAGAGATGTATCTAAAGGTAGCATCTGAAAATCTTTCATAGCTACATAAGCCTTAGCAAAGTTATTCTTACCCCAATCTTCTCCTAAAGAATGCTTAGGAAGAGCGTTCTGGTCTAAGACAATTACTGTACCTAGCTCATCCATTAAGATGTCAGCTACCTGGTTATTTACTAGATTAAAACCTATCTGATAAGGTTTCATCAAGTCTACCATAGCAGTAGATCTTGTATTACGGTCGGAGAAGACTGCTCCTTCTACTGGTAGTTTACATCCGTATAAAGTACTATCACCTTTGAACTGATACTTTAGAGGTCCTATATTATTCTGATTTATACCTAAGTATATAGGATTTATTCCTCCCGGATTATTGGTACCCCAGAACGTCGGCCGATTAGGTCCTATCTTAACTCCACCATAAGTTTGATTAATCCAGATCCAATCTATATGTTCTCCAAATACTAGATTATCAGCTGACTTATTTTTGATCAATCGTGTATTATATATCGGCTTATCTGTAATTTTATAGTCTTCTGTAACAATAGACATAGTTCTATTACCAAACTCATCTACTTTAGTTAAATGACCATACATAGTCTGAGTCTTCCAATAACAGGTAGTAACTCTAAGTAAGTTAGTCATACCCATATCATAGTAGTCTTCAGAATCACTCATGATCCAGTTAACTATATCCCCTCCCCACTGAGCATTATCCCACATAGAAGTAAACTGACGATAAGCTAAAGAAGGCATATTAGTATTCCAATCATGAGACTTAGTAGCATCATAATAAGAACCGTCATTCTGATAACCCTGAATAGGATAACCTGCAGATCTAACAGGATATATAAGTTCTATCGCTTCTTGTTGTTCTCTAGTCATTAACCATCCATATCTATCGATGGCATCTGCTACAGTCATCATATCAAACTTACCTACATAGAAGCCTTGTGAGATATATCTTACATCCGGAGACTTCTGATAAAACGTAAGTACGGGATTCCAGAGTTCGATATCATAATCATCTTCCATCATTCTAAAATGCCAGAATTCTCTATCTGTTATAAGCATATCCCGAAATCCTCTTTCTTCAAGCTCATCCATTCTAAATCGCTCCACATCTACATTAGTCTGATGAGTAGCCCACTCTTCACAAACCGCTCTATATGACTTATTATGAAAGCTTTCTATCTCAGGAAGAGTCATAAGCTTCTCTTCAGATAGAGCCTCTTTAGATTCTTGACTGTTAGGATCTAATCCCATCTCAGTTAATCTAACTGCTACTTTCTGCTCAGCATCCGATAAAAGAGCTGTCATAAGTTGCTGCTGCTTTAATTCTAACTGTTCATTATATGAGTAGTCATCTACAGCTCTGAAAGTAACTTGAGTATTTTTCTTCGCGAACTCTGATACTAAAGTATTTATAACATTGGGAATAATAGGATAGAACTTAAGTTCTAAAGCGTAGTTATCATCTTTAGTTAAAACATCTATAAGATCCGCACTATCATTATCTTCTTCGACTATATAGTCTGTTTTGTCAATAATACCCTTAGCAAGTTTATAGTTCTTCATTAACCGACGAGCATTCCTTCTTACCATCTTAAGTCCTTGCCATTCCAACCAATCCATATTCCAGGCGGTCCACTCATTATCCTTCTCAGCTTTAGGCAGAAACTGAATAGGCTGGTTAAGAGTACCCATTCTATTGTACTCTGCTTTCTTACCAGCCTTAAGCTGCATCGCATTATATATCTGCATACTAACTTATTTTAAATTCTTGAAAGGATTCCTCTTCTTACCACCCATACTAAACTTATTACCATTACTTCCTAAATTACTAAAAGGGGAATGACCTAATTTACTAAATTTATTGGACTTATCAAAGTTACCACTTTTTGTAACATCCTCAACTTTCTTTTTATAGCCTCTGTTTGCTTCTTGAATTTTGATAAATGCTACCAAAGCGCAGTAAGCTACCAATCGGTCAACATTCAAATCATCTACATAAGCTTTCATCTCAGCCAAAATCATAGGATCAGGTATTCTTTCTATACCATAAGTAGTTCTAACAATATCACCATTCTCCTTAGTCTCATGATCAAGTTCTTCTTTTAAGAAGTCTATGCCATACTTAAGAAGATGATCCTTAAATATCCTACCGGTATTCTTCCAACCATACTCCTGATATACATTTGCATTAGATCCAATATCTTTTAGAAACATTATCTGGCTTTTAGGAACTAGATACTTTTGTTTCTTTCTATGAATCATGTGATTGATAAACTGAGAGATATTGTTCTCTACTAAGGTCCACGCATTATACCACTCTACAATAAGCTCAAGTCTTTCGTGAGTCTTATTAATATCATCAAAACGACCTGTCCAAGTAGCTACTATTTTACCAGGCTCTATAAAAGTCTCAGAACCATTATCAGTATATCTTGTAATTTCTACAGGATTCTTATATACTATGATAGAACAAAGAGATTCTGAAGTGGTAGTCTTTCCTACACCTACAGGGTCAATAGATGCGTAGTATTCACTGAACTCAGGTCTTTCACTCGGTCTTTCCCATACTTGAAAAGATCCTACTTTGTCTTCTCTTTTCTTTGAAATAGGGAACTCATCAATAGGCAACTTCGAAGTAATCTTAGCTTTAATCTTACCTTCTTCATCTCTATAAAGATCAATAAGCTCATATCCGTATTGCTTATCTTCGATTCGCTTCAATTGCGCAGAAACTAGATTCTGAGGAAAAGGAGACTCTTCTCTATAATCAAAAGCTTCTTCTATATTACGCGGACTTTGAGATATTCTAAGTTGATATTCACTAGGATCTAACTCTTTCTGCCACTGAGCAAAAAGCTTCTCTAATGCCGCTAAAGCTCCTTCTACATCTGAATTACCATACTCATCTATGAAAGGAGGCATAGACCATTGTTCCGGTATAAATAATCCTGACTTTCCTATAGTTCCTTTAGAATCAATCAAATTAGTTTCTACAGCATAAATATCATTAGCTTCTGGCTTTAATACCATCTTCTTTAAAGGACCGCACTGAGATAGATCTCCTACTGATCCTGCTGCTATAAATACTCCAGTAGTTATTAAACCAGACTTCATAGCAGGACGCATATACTCGAAAGTAGTATCCATCTTAGGTGCTATACCGGCCTCTTCATGGAAGAAATACTTACAAGGCCCTCCTACTCCATTAGTAGGATCTTTTTCGAATGATACTCCCTTTATAATACCTTTAAGACCTCTATCTGATTTACGCTTCTGAGGACCTACTTGAGTCTCAATCTTCTGCTGCCACATCATAACCTTATCAGGATTCATAGGTCGATACCAGGCAGTATGCTGATTTAAGAAAGACTTATATTCTGTCAAGTACTTCCAGGTTCCTGAGTCATTGATATAATCTTTTAGAGAAGCTCCCATCTTAAGCGTGACACCTTCTTCAAACCATACTTGATTAAGAATCTTAGCAGCATGAAAGTAAGATGATGCTATCTGTCTTTTCTTTACGATAGCGACATGTTTATAATGAAGCTCCGCTAACAACTCATAAAGAGCCATGTGATACTGAGTATCATATATATTAGCAAAGCCAAATCTTTGAATCTCTTTATTAAAGATAGGTAGAAAGTTAACCCACATGTAATAATCTCGAGTAAGATACCAAGTATGTTTACCTGATTTGAATATGGCACCTCTTCTGCATTTATCTTTCTGATCATCCCAGTAATCTATAAAGTCTATAGTTCCTTGAGGATGTAAGCAATAATGACCATTCTTATTATACGATCTAGCCTGACTATTAAATACAAAAGAAGTATCGTTAAACTTATACTTACCAGGTTCTTTAAAAAGACTTAGTGCAAAATCTCTAAATTGATCTCGATTCTTAAACTGGGTAGTAGTCCAAGTCCCATTATCCCAAGTAGGTATAGACTCATAATTATCCATCATAAGCTAGTCCGGCATTACCTTTTGCTTTACTATGTTGTTCTTCTTTTAGATCTTTAAGTACCCCTTTGTAAGACTCTCTAACACGATCAAATTTTTCAGCGGCAGAAAGTAAGAAAGGACCATTACCATCTCTACCTGTAGTTATAGGCTCTTTCATAGCAACCGATAAATTATCCAACATTACTTTAATTCCCTCATAGGCTCTACTAGTAGGAGTTGAGTAAAGTGTTGTACAAAGACCCAAGGCTTCTAACATACCATCATCTTCTGCTGAGAAGTCCATTTGAATCTGCTTAGCTATTGTCGATTCTTTGCTACTCTCGGGTAAGAAAAAAAAAGGATTATTATCTGGATCTGGACATGTCATATAGAATAGATAAAGGTATCTCTTCATATAATCATCCGGATAGTTATCCATAATAAACCTAAGATCCTTAAGTGTATAACAATGCTCAGTTGGAACAACTACTTTATTCTGAATATCAAATAATCTTACTATCATCTCTTCTTAAATTTTTCTCGGTTAGCTACTACAGCCTCAATAATAGCTTTTGCTTCATTAGCATAGTAAGGTACTGTATGATTAACAACATTCTTAACTATAGGTTTCTTATTTTCATCTAGAACTACTGTTCTTTGATTAAACTTATTTCTGGAATACTCCTCAAAGATAACATGATTTATAGTAAGAACCCCTGGCTTAAAGATAGGATTATGCTTTAAGATCATATACATATAGAGAGAAAGCTGAAGACCGTAATGTACTATCTCGCAATCTTCTAAGTGAGATACTGGGGGAAGAAGCATCTTGGCTTTTCCTTCCCAATTACGATAACTTTCAAATCTTATCTCTTTATTGGTCTTATAATCCGATATATCAACTGTATCGTTTATTACTTCTACTCTATCTGATTGACCACATACTCCAGCGGACTTTAAATAAATTAGATGCTCTGGATATACCCCTTCTACTAACTTTTGAGAAGGAGATATCTTATAATCGCCATCCCATGTAGTACGAAATATAGGAAGTTCCTTACCTTTTCGAACTATAGTAGAAAAAGAAGTTATCTCAGTTTCTCTTTCATCATGATAAAAGCGACCTAGATCTGCAGCCATCTTTGACTCACTAGACCAGGCAGCTTTAATATCTTCAGGGTCCATGCCATACCATGGAGACTTCTTATTTTTAGAAGACTTAGGAGCAATAGCGTCTGCATCAAAAGGCTCTTTTAACTTAGAGACTATAGATGTTACACCAATCCAATCTATTACTTTAGAAGGATCGATAGACTCATAGGTATGACCTTTAGGATTAAACCGGATCTCCATTTTTAGCTAGTGTTTCTACTGAGTTAACATACATAGGTGCTGCTAAGAACATCGATAAATTCATGATCTTATTGAACTCTGCATTATTATCTTTAGGAAGAGAAAGAAGAAGTATATGAGACCCATTGCCGTAAGAAGTAGTTTCTTCGACAGTCAGAGGAGTATCAGTATTACCTATAGTTACAGTATCTAAATGGTCAAATTGTAACTCTGATTCATAGATACCTCTCACAATAATATGAAAGCCGTCTCTAGATAGTTCACTAATCTTTAGTTTCTTCATCTTCTAGTTGTTTAGTTAAAGCATCTGATTCTTCTTCAGAAAGAACTGGTGTCCAAAAGTTATTATCACATCCTGAGGATAGAGATCTAGTCTTTAGAGATAGTGTACATCCACACATGCTACAGCAAGGTTGACTACCCGGTAAAACACAACTAGATCCTGTCTTATCTATATTAGGACAGCTATTACATATTTCCATACGTTCTTTAGCTATCGCTTCTATATGATCTTTCTGGAATACTTTGTTTTTTATTCCTTCCATGATCTTACCTTTATTCTTCCAGATCTTTATAATATTTCCCATTTTTCTATTTTTTCTAAATTCAGCTTCTTCAGCTCTTTCATTCTTTACATACTCTCTCATTTCTTTAAGAACAGCAAGTCTTTTTTCTGCTTCTTTAAGAGTGGCATACTTACTTAAAGTCTTAGGAATTCCTATGGCCCTTATATAACATTCATACTTGTCTATCTCAGCTTCTAGTTTAACTAGATTAAGTCTAAATACACCTAAGCCTGGAACATTAATAGAAGGATACTTAATAGCACTCATAGATCTTCGAACATCCGTCCAAAAAAAAGAAAGAACATCTTTTACTAGTTCTTCAGACAGATCTAACTCTTCAGCTGTCTTCTTATAATAAGTCTTAGCCTTCTTGGGATTCAACTCTTATAACTTTTAAGTCTAACATTATATTTCCCTTAGACTCAATAATAAGAGAGTCTTTTAACTTAACACGTTTCTTAGATTTTCCTACTTTAAAAGTAGTAATCAATCCTTTCTTTTCTACTGCAGCTAGAGCAGTTCTAACAGACTGACTATTTCTAAAAATATTTCTATTAGCTACATCCTCACAAAAGTCAGATAACTCCTTTTCTCCAGTAAGCGCTAATAGTGTAAGACAATCTAACCCTTGATCAGTAATAGATATCTTATTAATATGACAATAGAGCATAATCTGGAACCGGACTATATCCCATCGATCCATTCTTATGATCTTTTTCAATGTATTTACTAACGCCATGTTGGTTTATTAGACTAGTTAGTTCAACTTAATAATGTCCTGTATCTTGCTTTCTGGAGTAATAAAGAATCCATTTGCTTTATAAAAAGAAGTAATCCTATTTACATACCCATTTCCTAATCTGGCACCTGTAGAATATATCTTAACAAACTGATCTAATTGACCAGTGAAAGTAAAAGTATAACCAGGTAAAAAACAAGGAAGACCATACTCAGGATGATTATCTATCTCTTTAGAATAATCAGGAGCTATAATCTTAAGCTTACCCATAGGATAAGCAGAATTTTTACCGGCAATTAAGTCTTCAACATACTTTACTTGTATACGAATACCATCTTCTAAAGTAGGATAGAACTTAGTCTTTCCACTATCATC